TCCTCTGCCGTCTGGGCTTTAGAGCTAAGAGCGGTCGGCTTCTTGTTCCTTTTCGCCGCATTCTCCAGCTCATCAAACAGGCTGGACTTGCGCACCGAAACCGTGCCGTCCGCGTTTGTGGTGTAAATGAGGCGACCGTCTGCCGATGCTTTTTCCGACAGTTTTGACGGCAGTTCCACCAGCTTGGGCTGGCCGCCGCTCATGTCAAACAGGTTGCCACCCACGACCTGAAACTGACCTTTTTTCTCAGCAAGCTCATCGAGCCGCTTCTGACGCGCTTCCTGACGGTCCCGATAGTCTTGGTCTGCCTTGAGGCGGTCGAGGCGATCCTGCCGGACCTGTGCCTGGTTGAACGCCGTCTGCCCTGTTTGCAGTCCGCTAGCGAGTGCCTGCCCAAGCGAGATCGGCTTGCCTACAGACGGCCCGCCACCTGCCAGGAGCCCGGAGGCTAGGCCGAGAACGCCTTGAGTGCGTGGGTCGTTAAAGTCGGAGCCAAGCAGGCCGCCGATGTTTCTTCCGCCACCAATCGCCATGCCTATCTCCTACAGCAAGCCCAGCAGGCCACCGCCGATGGCGCCATACATGGGGTTGATACCACCCAGAGACGAAGCAAGCTGTGCGCCGCCAAGCGCACCGCCTAGAGCGGACGCGGCTGGGTTACGGAACACCGGCTGCACGTTGTTACTCCCGACCGTGCCGCCACCTACGAGCGCCATGTAGTCTCGGAGTTTCTGCTGGTCGATGTTCTGCTCAAAATTGAACCGGTTGACCTGATCCTGTAGCTCGGCCTGACTCTGGCCCTCGCGGGCCGCGCCTACAGCCGCAAGCTGTTGCAGGTCCATGTTCTGCAACTGCGGAGCTTGCTGGATCGCCGCCTGTTGTGCCTGGAGCGCAGCAGGTGCCAGAGCGGACGCCAGAGCTTGCTGGTTTGCGCCGGAGCCATATCTGCCGGCGCGGGCGAACTGGCTTTGCACCGTATCGATCACAGGCTTGAACGCCGCCATCGCTAGCGGGTTGGTGCCCATCAGGTTCTGCTGCACCACGCCCTGCGTCTGGGCCGTTAGGCTGTTTGGATCGAGCGCACGCTGTCGGATCCCGGTGAGTGCCATCTCGCTTTCAGGCGAAAAGCCGACAACCGTCGAGGCCGGATAGTAACCTGGCATGTCCGAGTTGAACTGCTCTTTCGCTTGCGACAGGCCAAACTCAAGAAATGGCATCGCATAGTCTGGCGGTGTCACCTGTGTGTTGACAGTCTGCGCGCCGCCGCCGCCTCCACCTTTACCCATATTCACGGACTCCTATCGTTCCGGCTTCGTGATAGCCATCAAGGGCGCGGACCCATCCACGCCTTCCAATAATTTCACAAGCGGTACAGCCCCACTGTTTCGACCATTCGATAACGCGGGACTCCAGCTCTCTCAGTGTTTCTAGGTTGCCGCCCGCCAGCCAAAAGCGGAGGGTGCGGCGCTGCGGGTAATCGATAATCTCAGTCACCAGACCCGCATCTGGTGCCGGCCAGAACTGAGCGTCGCCCCGCTCAACAGCGGCCCAAACGTCGTCAAGCGTATGGGAGCCGTGAGCGTGGACTAGGGCGTCCTCGATCCAGCCTGAACAGCGCTCCCACTCAGCCGATGACGACATAGTCAAAGGTCCGATCGGTTTGCGCGTTGTTTGCGTGTGTAACTGTAAAGCTCTGCTTTGCGCGGGTGCTGACGAAGATCGTGCCAGCCCCTAGCTCGGACGCCGCATTAGCTGTCGTCGGCATCAGCAGGATCACGCTTTCCTTGCCCACCCGGAAGTCGGTCACGGCGGTTGTTGCTGCGCTAGCGGTGCAAGTAAACGAGCCGGTGCTGTTTAGCTTGCCCTCTAGGATGTTGTTGACGACCTGGCTCACCTCGCGCGGGTTAGTGGCCTCTGACGGCAAGCGCCGGAAGTTAGCGTCTGCCAAGAGTCCGTCCCTCGATGTCTACGCCCTGCGCAAAGCTCCAGTTTCCGCTGATATTCATTCGGGCCCGATGGAAGCGGCCCTGCACGCGGTGCTGGCAGAAACCCTCGTCGGTAAGGCTGGACGCGGTGTCAAAGGTCGTTGCGTTGTCCTGGCGGTCGCGGGAGCCGACCTGCATCGTGACAGAGCCGTCTTTGAAGAACGGAACCGTCCGGGTGACGACCGTGTGCCGGTTCTGGGTTAAGGCTAACTCGGACGTCTCAATAGTCGCCTCAAGCACCGTTCCAGTGAAGCCGTGCAGTTTTTTATCCTTACTTCCACCGAAGAAGTATTGACCACCCTTATAGAGTGCCGAGTCGAGGGGCGCCGGTAGAGAGTCAATATTTGCGGCCAGATTGTCCAAGTCCTCCAGTGTGTAGGCTGGCGTGAAAAGCGGGGCCAACAGCTCGCACTGTTGCTCGATAATCGACCAGCGGTTGATTGCGTAGTTATAGACAAGGATTTTGTCCGGCGTATCGTCAGGCGCATTGTTCGAGACATACGACCACGCGACCAGCTGCGCCGCCGGATCGACAGCCGCCGACATCTTCTCAACGTGTGCTTCGTCAAAATCCTTGAAGAAAAACGTGTCTACCTTTTCAGCCCCGATCGGGATCGATTGGTTGCCTGAGAACCGGTAGAACCCGTCCCGCGCCAAATAGAATACATCTCCTCCCACGTTCGCCACCGAGTTTGGGAAGGGACAGCCGCGCTGCGTTTCGACGCGGTTGATTTCGTAAATAAGCGGGGAGCCGACATAGTAAGCGACGGCGATCGCACGCTCCATGAGGATGACAGCCCGCTCACCGCCGACGAGGCCTGTGATCGCGCCCGCGTCAGGGATGACCTGACTGTCAGCTTGGTCCGTTCCAATAGTCCAAGACGCCTCGTTGTTGATGGCACTCCATCGCACCTTATTTGGAACGCGGCCTGAGCCTTCATCGATATTAGCGGTCCAGACTTGGTCGCGGACGACGGCGATATAATCTGCCTTCGGCGGGCTGCCGCCCAGATTGCTAAAAGCGGAATCCGTCCCCACATCGTAGACTTGAAGCTCTTCACCAGTGCCTCCTGCCGCGATTACCTTTGTGCCAAACTGCGCAAACCGCCAGCGCTCGGCTCCGGCAAGGTCATATGCCGGCGTGCCAGACTTGGAAACGTCGTCGAGGTTTGAGGTGCCCTGATTGAATTTATAGAGCTTCCCATCATCACCGGCGAACAAGGAGACGTTCTCGCTGTTATCCTTTGCCGCAAACATACCGCGCACGCGCTCGTCTGCTGCGTTGCTAAAGCTCACGAAGCTAGGAAAGCTCCGATATCCGCCAGCCGCCGGCACGACGTTAGTCGCAACGGTGACACCAGGATTGTTTAGATCGGGCTGATCAGGGAGCCATTCGCCGAATCGTATCATTGCTGCAACCAAGTCCCATCACTGCCGGCTGACTGCACCGCCCAGACCTCTGAGCCTGCCGTCTGCACGGTCCAGGTTTCTCCATCCTCGTCGACGACCGACCAGTCTTCGCCAGGTATTTTGCCCACCGCCGTGCCAGTCACGGCCATCGTGCCGGTCGCCGGCATTGAGAACACCGCTATAGTGGCTCCAGAAGCCGTCAGGACAGCGTCTGCCGTCGCGGAGGCAGATATCACCGCCACATAGCTTGCCGACTCTGTAACAGCCGCTGAGGCGCTTGCTGACATGCCTCTGACTGTCGAGGCAGTATTTGTAGCGGTGACAGCTACAGATGCCGCCGCTTCCATACGCGCGATGAACGCGGCCACCGCAGCAAACGAGACTGCGCCTGTGACAGCGGCATCAACCCCGCGTATGCGATCAAAAGCGTTTGTTGCTGTGACAGCGACAGACACAGATGCGTCCATCGGGATCGGCACCTGGATTGTGGCGGTGCCGGTGACGGCTAGGCTTGCGTTTGCCGCGACCGAGAAAAAGTCGAAGCTCAGGCTATCCACGTTGCCAAAACTATCGAGCGCGTCGAAGTTGGCAATGATGCTGTCCAGTTCTTCTAGCGTCGGCTCCTTTGTGAAGTCGGCGCGTAGAAGGTCGGCGTCGCTATCAAACGAGCCTACAAATGCGTCGATCGAGCCTGTGAGCTGATCTAAAGTCGGCTTGGTGATAGCCATGACTCACTCCTTAAGCAGCAGTGATATCAAGGTCGCCGGTCGCTACTTTCAGAACGTCTCCAGAGGCAATCGTTTTTGCGGTCGTGAAGCTGCCATGAACCAGAAGGTTCCCGCCAGAGCTGGCATCGAACAGCCCCCAATGGGATACCGAACCCCATGCGCCGGTCGCAGCGGCAAACTCAATCGCCGCATCGTTCGACATAGTTCCGCTGGCCGCCGCTCCGAACGAAACAGAGACGCGGGCGTAGTTACTGCCACTCAGCTCAGTGCCGCTGTTATCGTCTGCAAAAGAACCGGTTGAGAGGCCGAGATAAACATTGCTTGGAGCGGTGAAGGTCGCATTTGCGCCCAGCACGTCCAGCACCTTGTTCTCAGCGTAATCAGAAAGCGCACTCATGCTTTACTCCTAGATGTTTGCCTGCCTGGTATAGATTGACTGAATTTGCAGAGTGCCAGTGCCGTAGTGGGCTCTCTGCTCATCCTTGCGGATTTCTTCGATGATCCTTGAGAATTTCTGGTCGTAGAGCTGGGCCCGCTGGTCATCCATCAGGTACAGGTACGCCTCCACCAGAGCGCCGGTAAGATAGGCGTCAGGGTGGCGGGTCAGCATCACGTTCGTCGCGTTGCTATCGGAGAGGGCCGTGAGGCTTCCGATATAAATGATCTCTGCCGTGTAGGCCGAGTCCGGGATCGGGCGCAGCTTCATCTCCGATCCGACGATGCTATAGGCGACCGGCTTTCCGGTGGCACCGGTGTAGGTGTTATCGAGCGAGGTTGGCGACATATATTCCAGCACCGTATTCGGCGATGTGGTGAGCTTCACAGAACGCACCTCCCGCAGATCGGTCGGCAGGCTTATAAACTCGTCGCTGGCTGTCAACGTAGCCGTCGCACGCTTCTCCTGATCGCGAGTTTCAAGCTCACGAGACAGGCGCGCTTCCGCCAGCGAGATAAAGTCCGGGATGTTGCTGGTCAGGTCTGTCCGGGCGAGGCTGTTAGCCACCGCCGTTTTCAGTTCTGAATATGTCGTGATCGCCATCAGATACGTCCGCCACCAGTTCTAAAATGTCGGTTGTCCGGATCGTTCAGCCACCGCGCCCAGTCTTTAGGGTTGTCAGCCGGATGCCCGAACTTCTCTTTGAGCTGGACGTAAAGCAGGTTCGGGATGTCAGCGACCTTTTGATGGTGGCGCTGTGTGTTCCCGATGAGCTTGCCATACTCCCACTCATTCGCTTGACGCTTGTTGGCTTCCAGCACCTCTTTGATGTGCTGCTTCTGGATGATCTCAGCCTGACCATCGCGGTCAAAATTCATCCATGTTTCTTTGCCAGAAGACTTGTCAGCGGAAATCAGTTTTTTCACATGAAACTCCATGAAAAAAGGGGCAGCCGAAGCCGCCCCTCTTGAACATTTGTGAATGGCTTAGGAGCCAGACAGTCCGATCACAGCCGCGTGGCTTTTCGGGGCGTCCGGAATCAAAGTCCACTCGCACACGATCTGTCTCTTCTGTGCGTCGCCTGTGGGAGCGATTTCCTGCTCGACGAAGTTACGACCGTTCAGTGCGCCGATCGCGACATGGTCCGGATCGATGAGGAACACCTTATCGTTGCCCATGAAGCGGGAGGGGATGACCTCCAGCTGGCCGAAATCGTTGAACAGGATCGAGACCGCACCGTTGAACGTGATCGGAGCGCGGGCGGTAGTGGTCGCCTGGTTCGATACCAGGTTGGTGCCGCTCTGGGTCAGATCGGAGATGTTCGCACGGTTGGTTGCCGAAGCGACCAGAAGACGCGGATTACCGCCGTCTTCCCACGCTGCCTGCATGGATGCGTCGATCTGGTCAAGCGTCAACGCCCGGCTCGTGCCGGTCAGGTCTGCCGCGTCAGAACCGTCGCCAGTTGCGAAGGCCATGTCAGCTGGTGCGTCGCCGTTGGTGATCCAAGTGATCAGCGAAGCCGACTTGCGAGGATCGGAAGACGAGCGTGCGACGTTAGTGTCGCCGATCATCTTTTCGATGTCTCGACGCAGATCGAGGCCGGCAAGAACCGTCTGGTATGCTACCTCTGACTCGACTCCGGCTTTATCAACCTGCTCAACGGTGTTCGAAATGAGGAACCCGCGAGTTGAGATCTGATGGTAGTTCCCGAAACGCTGGAGAGCGGTCACGCCGGAATCGGTCATGTCCGCGCCTTCGTTGCGGTGGTTAGAAGTGCTGGCGCTAGCCAGCTCCTGGACGAGGAACTCAGCAAAAATGCCGTTCGTCGTCCGCTTCGAGGCACCCGAATAGATCGGGGTCTCGTCGCTGTCGATCCTTGCGATCACATCGGCAAGGGTCTCGCGCTCACCAATTTTGGTGGCAGTGGTCAGGGTTGCCATGATTCACCTCACTGTTTTCTGGCAAGTAGAAGATCGACCGCTGAGGCAATACTGCCCTCAGAGGCATGACGATCCGCCAGCTTCTGCCGGCGGCGGGCTGCCACTTCATTCTTTGATCGAGGGACTCCGGCCTTCGCCATCTTGGGAGCTTTGCGAACGCGCTTCTTTGCCTCTGGCTTCGCAGCGTTGAGCTTTGAAAGTTGCCATGAGTGATACAGGGCGACGATCGCCCGGTGGTCTGCGGCGTTTGCGATTTCGTCGTCGGTATAGCCGAGCGACTTGGCATAGGTGATCAGCTGGTCACGTTCCGTGAGCCTGACCTTTTCGTCACGCCACTGCGGCAGCTTCTCAAGCATCAGTTCCGATTGTTGCGCCAGATGGGTGCGCATCATCGCCTCTGACTCCTTTGCCTGCTCCTTTGCAACCCGCGCTTGCTCAATCTGCACCTTTTGCAGGCTGTCTTTGCGCGCGTTCCAATCCTGGACAAGGCGGGTGTATTCCTTCGCATCAAGTTGCTCATAAGCCGCGTCCCAATCCGGCTCCTGCTGGAGGCCGTCCTGAATCTGCTGCTGGAGCTGTTGAAGGGTTTGCCCATACGCATCACGCAGTTGCGCCGTTTGCGCTTGCACTGCCTGGAACTCAGATTGCTCCTGTTCCAGTTGCTTGCGCTGTTCGGCCAGTTGCTGCGTCTTTCGCGTGTAATCAGCCTCGCGCTGATAGCCTTTGAGGGCTTCCTCAAGGGTTACATCGACGTCCTCGCCGTTCACACGAACGGTGAAAACATCCTGCTCCTCATAGTCGCCTTCATCAGCATCGTCATCGGTCTGATCTTCCTCATCGGGCTCGGCGTCGAAGTCTTCCAACTCCTCAACCTCATCCTCAGAGGGCATCGCCTGATCTTCCTCAGAAATGATCTCGTCAGGCTGGGCCTCCGGCTCCTCAGACGTATCCTCCGGCGGAGGGGTCTGCAAAAGCAGGCTGGCTGCATCGGTAATGGAAAGGTTTGTGGTCTCCTCAGCGGGGTCAACCATAAGTCACCTCTAATCTATCTGTGTTTTAGCCGTTCCTCAGCAAGTCGTCCGTCTTCAAGGACTTTCGCAAAGTGTCCCTTGAAGGCTTCCAGCGCTTGCAGAAGCTGGTAGATGTTCTCGCGGGCGGCCTGGTCAGCGATCGCTGACTGCTTCCACGCGGTCACAAATTCTTTTTCGAGCGTTTCAAACGCTTCAACGATAAGCGGGTCACGCAGTAAGGCTTCCGCCTTTGCCTTGCGCTCCGCCTCTTCCCTCAGCTTGCCCTCGTTCATGTCAGGCGGGTAAATCCGGTGAGGGACATCGGTGAGCGATACATGTCAGGCCGCGCGCCGTAGCTCTGAATAAAGCGGCGGTTTGCGGCATCGAAATCAAAGCCGGTCGGCAGGTTTGCCGGCGCATCATCGAGCGCGGTGCGGCGATAGAAGATGTCGCCACCACCGGCTGATGCCTGGCGGGAACTGCCGCTCACATCGAGGCGGCAAGCCTGTAGGTCATCATCGAAGATGTATCCGTCGGGACAACGCGGCTGGTCTGTCATCGGGTTATTTATAGGAGCCACAACATCGTCGCTGGAATTCTGGTCAGGCTCCTGCGCGTTCGGGTTGTTCATGCCGGTATAGGTTGAGATCGGCACGGTGCCGACAAAAGGCAGGTCGACAAAATTAGTGGTGGTCACGCCCCTGATCCGGGATCCTTCCGGATAGGTCATGTCATAGTTAGGCACACCGTCTGCGCCGATACCCCCCGCGATCTGGCGGCCCATGAACCCACGATTATCGAGGTTCCGAAGCTCGGCCCGGAAAGCGTTCATCGCCGCGTCACCCCGACCGGCTAGCCCTTCATAGAAGTCACGCTGCGCGTTGGTTTGATAGCGAGGTGGCGGGGAAACCGGCATCATCGGGTTGTCGATACGCTCTAGGCCACTGAGAATTTCTCCGGTAGTGGTGTCGAAGGTAGTCCCCGCCATGTCAGTGATCGTCGCCGGCGGCAGATTGGTGCCACTGACGCTGACGTTGTTGAAGTTTGCGCGAGGCGCAGTGAGATCTGCGAAATAGGACGCGCTCGGAATCGGCTCCGGGCGTGTATCCGGCAGGGGGCCGGCTTTATAGGTGCCAGTCTTCTCGTCGTAATAGACCTCACCCGCCTCAGCGTTCAGTGCCTGGACATCCGCAGCGGTCTGCCCACCGAACATCGCGCGGCGCTGGCGATCTCGTTCTTCCATAGCCGCTAGGGTGCCAAGCATGCTATCGAGCGTGCTGATCGTCGCCTGATAAGGATTAGAGGACGGCGTAAACCCAAAGCCCATATCGGTGGCTGGATTATATACCGGAGCCACCGCGTTTGCCTGAGCGTTACCACCGGCCAGCGCGTTCATCGCGGCTTCTTCTGCCGCCGTTATGCGGCCAGCGTTCGGGCCCATGCCCAGAGCTTGCGCAATGCCGGCACCGGCTCCAAAGGTGTTCTGCATGGCGACGGCGCGCTCAGCCGCCAGGTCCGGACTGACGTTGTTAAGCGTAGATCGAGCCGCCGCGTTTTGCGCTTGGATATCTCCACCAGCTTTCGCCGCAGCATTAGCCGCCGCGACTGCCGCGTTAACCTGACTGCGGTTGGCGTCCTGGAGCGCGTTATAGTTTGCGCCCTGACCGCCGGAGCCGTCCGTGTATCCGATAGCCGCGTCACGCGAGGTGCTTCCTGTTTTGGACACACCATCGACGCCGAAAACCTGACCTTCGCCCGGCTTGCGACCGCCGCTGTCATCATTCGAGCCGCTGCCCTCGTCTGTGGTGCCAGAGCCGAAACAGAACAGGCGTGCCTCGATACGGCGGCCCATGTCCCATTTGTCTAGGAAGTCACGATCCCACATAACCTGCTCGTCCTTTCGCGCGGCGATACCAGTGTCCGCGCACGCCCTTGCCTAAAATGTCTCTAAATCTGCTCCGCACCTTGCGCATCATCTCTGGCGCGTCGCCATACGGAGCTATGAAGTCAGCGAAAAACACATTCCCGCCACATCGCCACTCGTGAGGCGCAACCCCACGTTTGCCCTGCATTAACTCAAGCAGAACCTCGTCCGACACGAACGCCCATGTCACAACTCCGACCGGGCGGTCCTCTTTAGCGAAAATGATCGCCTGGCCGTGTGCCATCGGATGCGAGAACTGCCGGTGGACCCTTTCTAGCGTC